AGCTTGGTCCTGCATATACAAATCCTTGAGCTATGTTCACGTTATTAAATATTCCTCTAGGTCTTGATGTGTAAGCAATATTGATAGGCAATCTACTTAACGTTACATCTCTTGTTGTATTACTAAAATTAGATACTGTTGATTGGTTAAAATCAGCAGACACTCCTAGTTGTGCATTAGCTCTTAATGTTGTTCCATCACTATTTGTTCCTAAACGTCTACCAAATACAGTTGAGAATAAAGTATTAATGATTGCAAATAAAGGAGCATCTACTACGCCGGAAATAGCACCAGTTAGAGGTGTTGATATTTGAGCATTTATCACACTTTCTATATTAACTTGTCCAGCTAAATAAAATCCTGCTGTATGCATTGTTTTTTTAAAATCATCTCGCCAATCTACGATAGAACGACCTACTTTAATTACATAAGAAAAATCTTGATAGTATAAACTATCTTGTATTTTGATTGTATTTTCAGAAATAAATCCATCTTCATTTACAAATCTTCCTTCATTATCTCCTACAGCTCCAACAGTCAATGTAGCCGAAGCATTAGTTGAAACTTTAATTGTTCCTTGTGTATTTGACAAAACACCTGTAACAGTTTTTGTTCCATCGCCTACTACAATATTAGAACTTACATTACGTAATCTTAATAATCCTAAACTTGGAGTCCAACTTCTAACTATTCCCGTTATTCCACCAGTTATATTTACATTTTCATCAGGTACAAAACCAGTGCCTAGAATTTGTGTAAGAATTACTTTTTTTGTAAATGTTAAAACTGGAGGCGTAGGAGCTAATTGATGATTTATACCAGATTCAATTATACTTAAATCTTTTATTCTACCTATATCTGCTCCAAATAATTTTACTGAAGCGCCTGTTCCTGTTAGTGATGAGATTGTACATGAAGGCAATGAAGTATATCCTGAACCTTTATTGTATAAATAAATTTTTGTTACATCTTTTACACCTGTACCAGATTCCTGCATCATTTGAGAACCGGCATAAGTATCTCCTAATAGTGTATCTGTTTCTAATAATATATGATCTCCTGAATCATCTTCATTTAAAACACCACCATTTACAACGGCAATAAATCCTGCTGCACCTCCACCATTTGTGTTTGCATTATTAAAAACTAATTCATCTCCTACATTGTAATTTACACCGCCTTGATCTATAATATCTCCTTGTATAGAACCTGAATTTAAAGATTTAATTTGCACAACAGCTCCTGAACCTCCACCTGTTATAACAGCTTGTTCATTTACAGTTTCAAAAGCACCATCAGCTATAATATTTTTTGCAATAGGTATACCAGTAATTTCTCCTGTAATAAAAATATCATCATCATCTTTTTCGGTTCCTTTTACTGTTTCTCCTATAACAAAAGTTCCTTCTATAGATTCTTCATTTAATGTAAATTCAACAACTGATATAGAGTCTAATGTGTATCGTACTTCATTTTCAACTATAGCTGTTGCCTTTGAAGTTACTCCTTCTATTGACCTAGAAATTAATCTTGATGTGTCTCCTAGTGTATTCACAACTCTCATAATTTTACCTGTAGACCATTTGCCATCAGATACTCTTAATAATTGTTCGCTAGGATAAATTGTTTCTGAGTTTTCTCCAAATAACAATTTAAAAAATAGTTTGTGTCCTGATATTGTACCTTTTGACTTATATAAAGATTTTACGTTTTTTATTAAACTTCTTTTATTAGTACCGTCTTTTAAGGTTTCAGGAAATGTGTTTAAAAATTCATTTCTAAACTGACTTAAAAAATTTGATATAACTTTATCAGGATCTCTAAAATTTAATAGTTCTTGTATTGTATTTACAGGATTGGGTTTATAGTTGCTAATGATGGCATGTGCATTTGAAGATGACCCTATTATTGTTTCTCCTTTTAAAAATTTGTCTTGTGATACAATGAATAACCTTGTGTTATCTAAATCTTCGGTTATTACTGTAGATGTTGCTTTAGAAGTTTGTCCTACAATTATTTCTCCTGCTGTAAATTTACCAAATTGTGAACTTTCATAAATTAATTTATCACCATCATTAACAACTGTTCTATCAGCTTGAATAGAAGTACCATCTAATAATAATAAATTTGTTTGGTTAGTTTCTGTTTCTAATAATATACCATCAGTACTTTGAATTGAAATGACCGATAACTCGGCTGATTCCATAAAAGCATAATATGTTTGTAAAAACTTTAGAAATTTAGGATGTTCTTCAAGTACAAAATCAGGTACTTGCGAACCTATAAGACTTGATATTTTGTCTTTAAAATTAGCCATAGTTAAAAGCTATTTGATGTATTGTAACCTACTCCGGCATTTGCTGAACCACCTATAAATGTATCAGGCTCAACAGTAATAATAGAATTTGCAATATCTAATTCAATAATTTGGTCTCTAACAGGAACTATGTCATTTGAATTTGATTTTACCGTTAATTCAATAACAATAGATGCAGCACCATTAATATTTTGAATTTGTGAAATATTTAAAGACGTTAATATAATATGTCCAGTAAGATAGTTAATAGAACCTTGGTAAGTATTTGCATAAGTTTTTATACCAGATATAAACGTATAACGTCTTATATTTCCCGAACCATCATCATCTAAAAAATATATATTTGCAGTATCACCATCAATTTTAAATCCAGTTGATTCTAAAATACCACCTTGTGTTGCATTGTAACCTGTTACAGGATTATATAATGCGTTTCTAAAGTATATATCATATCTGTTTGATGAATTCAATATAGGTTTGAAAGTTTTTTTAATTTTGATTGTTGTAATGTTAGATACTATGCTTGTATCTGTATTATCAATTATAGACGTAAATTTAGAATACCTAAAAACACCATCAAATTTTTGTAAGACATTTAAATTATATTCTGCAATTTTATCTGTTATATCTGATTTTAAAGTGTCAGAAGATTTTGTTGTTAATCTTGAATTATATTTTACATTAGAATTTACTAATATACTAGTTATTTCAGGATCTACAATAATTGGCCTTACTGATACAACATTGAATTTTTTTAATTGTTTAACTATACTCTCTTTAGTAGAAGTTGTTAACGTAGAACCACTGGCCGCTTTGATTGCAATTTTAACTGTACCATAAACAGGAGTTTCATCATCTTCTCCTCCCCATACACTGATAGATGATGTATTGGGATAAATTGATTTTACAATTGTTTCATAATCAGTTGTAGTTACTGCACGATTTTGAGCCGAGTATTGCAACGGTGCATTAAAACGAATTGACTCTTTTGATTCTGCAACTGTACCGCCTTGTGAAATAGAATTAGTTGTAATTGTAATGTCGGAAAATCCACCAATAGTTGTTGCTAAAGTAAATGTAGAAGCTCCATTAGACTCATCTCTATTTGTTACAATGTATTCTAAAATTACAATATTTCCATCAACTAGTTTTTTACCAATCACTCCGTCACCAAAATAAACTTCAAATTTGCCTTCTTCTTCTTCTTGTAAAAAATAAACATTCGAAGTTGAGTCTATATCTACATAACTATTAACGAATAAAAATTCAGTTGTAGCTGTATCGTTTGAACTGTTTTGTACTGAAACTTTTAATGTTGTTGTGTCAACATTTGAATTTTGAATTACAAATTTTTGGTCAGCATCATTTGTGTCTACTGTATATCTAAATGTAACTGCTGTGCCCTCGTATATATCTATATTATTAAAAACGTAAAGTCCATTTATTGATGTAATAGTGTAATCTTCATTTGTTAAATATTGATATGCTACGCCATCAACAGAAGTTGTAAAAATTGTTCCTGATGGCACAGTGATAGATGAACCTGAACCGTCATTTATAGTTAATTTAATATTTGCTTTAGGTGATCTTACAGAAGAAGGTGTGTAACCTAACATTTTTGCTAATGATACAATATTTTTTCGTATATCAGCACTGTCTAAGTACATTTCGTTTGCTAACATGTTAGCATTGAAGCCTAGATAGTGTGTATTGTATGCTAGTACATCTAAAAGTATAGAAAAGCCTGAGCCTTCAAAATTATAATCTGAAAATTCTGATTGACTCTGTAAAAATGTTTTTAAATTTGCTTTTATACTGTCAAAATCAAAATCTGATACTTCTAATTTGTTACTTGCCATGTTATCTTAGTCTTTCTAAAAATGTTTGTACTTCTATCAGATCATTTGAACCAATAACGTAAAAATAAATTCTTAAATCATATGAATTGCTATCAATATTCGGATTTGCTACTATTTGAACTAATTTAATTCTTGGTTCAAAATTAATCAAAACTTCTTGTACTTTTCTTTGCAAATTCAATGCAGTTAGAGGCGTCATTGGCTCAAACAACATTGCTCTTACACTCGAACCTATTTCAGGATGAAAAGGTCTATCAAAGTGTGAAGTGTTAATTAAATTTCTTACACTTCTTTTAACAGCTTCAATATCAGTTAACTTATTTACATCATTTGTTACCGAATTACGACCAAAATCTAAATCTAAATCTTTATATTGTCTTGTGGCTCTTTTACTCTTGTTTAAAGAACCAGCATCGTAATTTGGCATATGTATATTTATATTAATTTACTGAAACATTATCAGATCCACTAATAATATGACCACAAGATGCTGAATCACCTGCTCTACACACTCCTATACCATTTACAAATACATTTGTTGAGCCTTCTGACATAGAAGGAGGTGGACTATGTGGTGGCAATCCGTGTCCTGCAACTCTATCGCCAATTCTAACAACTCCGAAACTATTTACAAAAACGTTTTCACT